CAAATCACTGCATTGCCTGAAAACTTGACCGTTGGCGGTTCGCTCTACCTTGAGAATACTCAAATCACTGCATTGCCTGAAAACTTGACCGTTGGCGGTTCGCTCTACCTTGAGAATACTCAAATCACTGCATTGCCTGAAAACTTGACCGTTGGCGGTTCGCTCTACCTTGAGAATACTCAAATCAAAGGTACAAGTAAGGTAAACCAAAACATTAACGAAGAATCATTCTTTTCATGGAGAAATAACAAATACATAAAGGCTGACGGCATTTTCTCAAAGGTTATTTCTCATAAAAGGAATGTATATAAAATTCAGAAAATCGGACAAACCAAAGAGTCGTATTTGGTGACTGACGGAAACGGTAAATTCTCACATGGAGAAACAATCAAAGAAGCCAAAGAAGACTTGATTTTCAAAATATCGAATCGTGATAAATCAGATTACAAAGGATTGACCCTTGAAAGTAAAATGAGCTTTGAAAAGGCAATTGAATGCTATCGAATCATTACCGGTGCTTGCAGTTTTGGAACGAAAGACTTTGTTTCAAACAGACTTATCAAAAAAGAAAAGGAGTACACAATCGCTCAAATGATTGAAGTTACGAAAGGAGAATACGGAAACTCAACGTTCAGACAGTTTTTTAATAATTAAAATAAAATCAATTTAAAATGGAAAAAGATTATTTACCAAGTGACGTCAAATTTGACGTACCAGAACAGCTCGGATTTCCGACCGTGATTTTTGTAGAGTGTACAGATATTGAAGAAGTTAGAAAAAAGGTATCTGAACACCTGATTGCCATTCAGGAAAAAGACACCGTGGCAATTCGATTTCTTGACGACAACGAAAAAGAATGGATTCGTGACGAGTATCAAATTTTACTCGAAAACAAAAAGCCACGTCTGGAAGCTGAACTTGATGCAATCATAGCTGAAGCTAAAAACAAAATCAAAGAAGCTAAAGCCAAGTATCAGGCTGTGAATACCGAGATTGACGATTTAGTTAGTCAAGTAAGAATTGGAACAAAACGCATGGAGTTGAAATTTGGCGAAACGTTCCGAATTCCGGTGGGTGAAAACTACTTGTATTATTCGTGGATAAATGAAAAATTCAAGCTGGCTTATGTTCGACCAATTCCACAATGGGAAAGACGTGACGTTTTCAATTCTTCAACCAAAAATGCTGAAACATTCACCGAACTGTATGGAGTTGAAGTAAAAGAACTGAAACCAATTGAAGAGTCTACAGAAGTTGAAGAAGTAACTGAAGAATAATTATGGGACGAGTTCAACACATTCGGGGACGACCTACAAAATACAGGTCGTCTCTTAGAAACAATGATTATTGGAACAACGTAAAACGAGAAGTAAAGCTACGAGATAAGCATAAATGCAAACACTGCGGTAAAGATTACAACCTCGAAATACACCATATCACATACTTTGTCGATGGACAAAGTATTGTCGGTAAAGAACTTGAACATTTAAATTGTCTTATCACTCTTTGCGAGGATTGTCACGCAAGGATTCACAACAAAAAATCATGAGCAACTTAGCCATACATATCAATCTAACACGAATACCAGGCGTAATATTTACTAAACTAACCGGAAAGTCAGGAACTCCTACAGACTGCATAGTTATACCGGTTGACGGTGCTAATCTATTCAGAGGCGAAAAAGGAATTTACCTTGATGCAATTGGTCTCGAATTCAAAGAGCAAAAATTTACTGATACTCACTTTATTAAAATGAGTGTTCCCAAAGAAGTATTCGATTTAATGAGTGAAGAAGAGAAGAATCAAATACCAATTATCGGAGGTATTAAGCCAATTGAAAAACCACAAATGCAAGCTCAATCAAGTGATTTTGCACCCGGTGCCGGTGAAGGTTCTGATTTACCATTTTGATAATTAAAAATAATGGTTGCTGCAACTCGTAAGATTGTAGACTTGACACAGATTAAACGCACCCGCAAGCCTAGGACAACCATTATTTTTTAAACATAAACTATATGGCAAAGAAAAAAGAAACTGAAAGAATAATCCCTCCAGTTTGCTATTGCATAAAATGCGAAAATGGAGGAGTAATTGAAGATTATAAGGTAATGTGTACTATCAAAAAGATATGGCAGCATTCACCACCTAATTGCATGAATTACATTGAAAAAGAAGAAAATGGAATATAAAGAATTTATTGAGCAAAAAATAAAGTTTTCACCACTTAGCGGATTTGAAATTGAACGTGGCGAGATCAATCCAATGTGTTTTGAATTTCAGAAAGATTCAATTATATGGGGATTGAGAGGTGGAAAACGTGCACTGTTCTCCTCATTCGGACTTGGTAAAACATTCTGTCAGTTAGAAATGGCACGATTGACAATCAAATACAAAGGTGGTTTGGCTTTGATTATTTGCCCTTTGGGAGTGAAACAAGAATTCACAGAAGACGGAAAGAAGTTAGACATTCATATAACCTATGTGAAATCGAACGAGGATATTCTAAAGTCTGAAAATCAGATAATGATAACTAACTACGAGCGTGTTCGTGACGGTGGTATTGACGTGAACCAGTTCACTTTCGTGACCCTTGACGAGGCTTCTGTTTTGCGTTCTTATGGCTCAAAGACTTATCAGGAGTTTTTGCCATTGTTTGAAAGTGTTCCGTATCGTTTCGTTTGTACCGCAACACCCTCCCCGAATAAATTCAAAGAGTTGATTCATTATGCCGGATTCTTAGGTATTATGGACACAGGGCAAGCTTTGACACGGTTCTTTGCAAGAAACTCACAGAAAGCAAATGACCTTACTTTGTACCCTCACAAAGAAGAGGAGTTCTGGTTTTGGATGTCTTCATGGGCTTTATTTATTACCAAACCCTCAGACTTGGGATATTCAGACGAAGGATACGATTTACCTGCTCTCAACATTCACTATCACTGTGTAACGGTTGACCACTCACTGGCCATTGACGAACTGGACGGACAAAAGAAAATGTTTCGTGATTCAGCTATGGGATTAGCGGAGGCTTCTCGTGAAAAGAGATTGACACTTGACGACCGAATTATAAAAATGCAGGATATTATTGAAAGTGACGATCCTGATAAGCATTGGATAATATGGCACGATTTGGAAGACGAACGCCGTGCGATAAAAAAAACAATTCCAGAAGCCATAGAAGTTTACGGTTCACAGGATATTGAAACCAAAGAATCCAATATCATTAAATTCTCAAACGGAGAAATTAAATACTTAGCCACAAAACCACGTATCAGCGGTTCAGGTTGCAATTTTCAGCGGTATTGTGCTGACATGGTTTTTCTAGGAGTTGGATATAAATTCAATGACTTTATACAAGCTATTCACCGCTGTTACAGATTCTTACAACAGCACGAAGTAAACGTGCATGTAATTTATGCCGAAAGTGAAGAAAGTATTTTAAAAGTACTTCTTGGAAAATGGGCGCAACATGTGGAATTAGTGGAAAATATGACACGAATTATTAAACAATACGGATTAACTCAAAATGCAATGGAATCACTAAAAAGAACAATCGGAATGGAACGATACGAAGTAAACGGACAATTTTATACTGCGGTGAATAATGACTGCGTAGAAGAGACTAAGAATATGCAAGAAAACAGCATTGATTTGATTCACACGTCAATTCCTTTCGGGAACCAATATGAGTATTCCCCTTCTTATAATGACTTCGGACACAACGAGGATAACGACCAGTTCTTTGAACAAATGGACTTCTTGGTACCTGAACTACTTCGAGTTTTAAAACCCGGTAGAGTAGCTGCCATTCACGTGAAAGACCGGATATTATTTGGAAATGCAACCGGATTGGGAATGCCGTCAGTAGATCCTTTCTCTGACATGACCGTTGCGAGTTTCCGCAAACATGGATTTATCTTTTTTGGTCGTATAACGGTCGTTACAGACGTGGTAAGGGAAAATAACCAGACATACCGTTTGGGTTGGACAGAGAACTCCAAAGACGGCTCAAAAATGGGTTGTGGAATGAATGAATATGTTTTGCTTTTCCGTAAACTCCCAACTGACACCTCAAAAGCTTATGCTGACGAACCGGTAATGAAAAGCAAAGAGGATTACACACGTGCAAGTTGGCAGATAGATGCTTCAGGATTTTGGAGAAGCTCCGGTGATAGGTTCTTATCGAGTGAAGAAATTAAATCTTTGCCTATCGAAAAAGTACAACGCTATTTTACAGATTTCAGCAAAAACACACTGTACGATTTTGCCGAACACGTGAGAGTGGCTAAAGTTATGGAAGATGCCGGAAAGCTCCCTGCAACCTATATGAGCGTTGCACCTGTATCGAATGACCCGAATGTGTGGACGGACGTGATTCGTATGCGAACACTCAACTCCAATCAGACACAAAAGAAACTCCAGAATCATGTTTGTCCACTTCAACTGGACATAGTAGAACGGATTATCGGACGTTTCTCTAATCCTGGTGATTTGGTTATGGACCCGTTCGGAGGTCTTATGACAGTTCCGTACATGGCACTCAAAATGAAACGCAAAGGAATGGGGATTGAACTTAATTCGGACTATTTCCGTGACGGTCTTTTCTATCTCAGAAAAGTAGAATGCGAACTGACAGCTCCTACTTTATTTGACTTTGAAAAAGAGGAGGATATAGCTGTATGATAGTTTATATAAGTCTGCCTATTACAGGCAAATGCGAGATAAAACAACGTATTCTTGCACGGAAATTCCAACTGAAATTTGAAGCATTAGGACACGAAGTTATCAATCCTTTCGACCTTGCAGACCAACTCAAGAAATGCCATTTATTGATAGCTAAACGTGAACCAACTTATGAAGAGTATATGCAAGAAGACTTGTGTAATCTGGACTTTTGTTCGCATGTATTCCTATTGAATGGTTGGAGTGAATCAAAAGGCTGCATTCGTGAATGTGAACGTGCTTTAGACAATGATATTCAGTTTCTTTTCGAATCAACCTTTAAGTTTATATAGCTCGCATTGACTTGAACGGTTGGAAAAGGAGCGTTAACTTTGAATAAATAATTAATACATAGACTTTTGAATGGACGGATATACTTTAATAGATAAAATGCGAAAAGTACGCAGGAGGTTTCGATTTACTGCAATTGAACAGGCTCTATATCATGAATTAGTTTCGATTTGTAATAATGAAGGCTGGAGTGATGTTTTCGGGTGTTCAAACACAGAACTTTGTTTTGCACTTGATATAACCGAACCTACATTAATTAAGTCGAGAGAATCGCTTGTAAATTCCAGTTTGCTTTTTTATCAGTCCGGAAATGGAAGAAGGTCAATTGGTAGTTATTCCTTTGAAAAAGAAACAAAGGCTAAAGAAAAGGCTAAAACTATTTTAGTTGATAATGAAAAGGCTAAAGAAAACACTAAAACAGATTTATCCTTTAATGCCGAAATTGACGAAAAGGCTAAAGAAAACACTAAAGAAAAGGCTAAAACTATTTTAGTACCTTATAAAGAAAACAATAAACAAGAAACTAAAACAAGAAAGAAAGATATCATCGATTTAATTTTTCCATTTCAATCTGAAAAGTTTTTAGAGAATTGGAAAATTTTAGCTGATATGCCAAAATGGAAAAAGAAAATACCTCACTCACTCCAATTGGCTTTAAATTCTCTTGGAAAATATGAAGAGGAGTTTGCGGTCGAATTAATCGAAAAAGCAATTGAGGGAAATTGGCAGGGAGTTACATTCACAAATACACCGGACGATTATCAAAAATGGAAAAAAAGAAATGGAAAAAATCAACACATTAGTTCTGAAAGCCAAGAGCGAGCTTTTCTCGAATCAGTCGTCAGTGGAATTGGACGTGCAGAATTCGAACGAAATAACAATTTACAATGATACCGTTGCAGATACAATGCTGATTGCAACCGAACTCAGAAAATTAAAAGCCGTGTTTCCGGCTATTGAGAATGATTTTATAAGTGTGCTTTCGGAGCGATTGAAATCAAATGAATTTACCGAAAAGAGGCTCAAAGATTCTATTGGGTTTGTGATAGATAACTTCGAGTATCAAAAACCGAACATTGCAAACATAATCAGCTTTGACAAAAAAATTAAGCTGTATACTCATAACGAAGTTTGCCTTTTGGTGACTGGACACGAAGCTTCATTTGAGGATTTCGCTCATTACCGGAAAAACGGCACATTATTTTGGATTAAGAAAACAGATAAAATTAAGTATAACATTAAAGACGAAAATTTATGAAACAAGAATTACAGGATTCCGAAATCGGAACAATCAACGGAAAAAAGGTTATTTGCCAAACGCTGAACCCAAACACCAAATGTTCGGCATGTAGAAAATGTATATTCGATAAAGAGCGAATGACTGATTATTGCGACCATGTGGCATGTACTCCAAGTGAGAGAAAAGATAAAACGCATGTTTATTTTGAGGGGGTGAAATGATGACAACAAACGAAAATATCAGACTTATCTATGTTGATTTGTTTTGCGGTGCCGGTGGTACCTCAACAGGAGTTGAGAATGCAAAAGGTTACAATAGAACTATTGCCAAAGTAATCGCTTGTGTAAATCATGACGAAAATGCAATAGCTTCACATAATGCCAATCATCCGGATGCACTCCATTTCACAGAAGACATACGAACACTTGACCTGACTAAATTGATTGCACACGTTCAATTTATGAGGTTAATGTATCCGAATGCAAAGCTTGTTTTGTGGGCTTCACTTGAATGCACTAATTTCAGTAAGGCAAAAGGAGGTCAATCACGAGATGCAGATAGCAGGACGTTGGCTGAACATTTGTTCCGATATGTTGCAGCATTGAATCCTGATTACATTCACATTGAGAATGTGGAAGAGTTTATGAGTTGGGGCGAACTTGACGAAAATGGGAAACCAGTAAGCAAAAATAACGGGAAAGATTATTTACGTTGGATTAAAGAGATTTGTTCACACGGTTATCATTCTGATTTCAGGATATTGAATTCAGCAGATTTTGGGGCGTACACTTCCAGGAAGAGATTGTTTCTTCAATTTGCAAAATACGATTTACCGATAGCATGGCCAGAGCCTACGCATTGCAAAGGAGGTTCGACCGGAATGTTTTCTTTCAAGAAATGGAAACCGGTAAAAGACGTGTTGGATTTCACAGATGAAGGTGTTTCGATTTTCATACGAAAAAAAGATTTATCCGAAAAAACGCTCGAAAGGATTTATGCAGGACTTATTAAGTTCGTTGCAGGCGGTAAGGATAAATGGATTTTGAAATACAACTCCACGAATGGAAAGACTGGGAAGCATAACCCACCTTCAATTGACGAACCGTGCCCGGTTGTAAGTTGTCAGAATAGACTTGGATTAGTAACTGCTAATTTTATATCAAAGTATTATTCTGGTCATCCTGATAGCTTCATTTCTGCATACTACGGAAATGGTGATAATGTCAGTTCAGTTGACAATCCAAGTCCGACCGTAACCACAAAAGATAGATTGGCTTTAGTTTCTCCACGGTTTATTGACCAACAGTTTGGAAACGGTAAAGCTGCAACGGTAAACAATCCACTCGGAACGATAACAACAGTTCCGAAATACAATCTTGTCACAATTAAACCGTGGATAATGAATACCAACTTCAACAACGTTGGCAGCTCGATTGACGAACCTTCACAGGTCGTTACAGCTAATCGAAAATGGCATTATCTTATGAATCCACAATTTGCAAGTTCGGGAGGATCCGTTGACAATCCATGTTTTACTCTGATTGCCAGAATGGACAAAATGCCACCTTATTTGATAATTGCCGAAAACGGTCAAATGTCGATTCGTATTGAAAAAGACGATTCTGAATTCACTGTAAAAATCAAAGAGTTCATGTCGATTTACGGAATTATTGACATTAAAATGCGAATGCTCAAAATTCCTGAACTCAAAATGATAATGGGATTTCCAAAGGATTACAAGCTTATCGGAACTCAAGCTGAACAAAAGAAGTATATCGGAAATGCCGTGGAGGTAACAATGGCACGTGTTCTTTGTGAAGCTGTAGCAATGAAGTTAAACGAACAAACAAAAATAGCAGTATGACACTAACAGACAAATCCCCGATGCCATTCGGAGTTCACAAGGGAACTGAAATGGCGAATGTACCCGCCTCATATCTGATTTGGTTGTATGAAAACGACAAATGCAGTGATTCGGTAAGAGAATATATCGAAGATAATATGGACGTTTTAAAAATGGAGGTAAACAAATGAAAGTAGGAACAAAATCAGTTTTATTCGGGGCACATTGTTTTTTCTTGCACCCGATTTTCGTAGCAATAGCATGGACTAAGTTATACGGTTTTCCTTTTGACCCTCGTTTGTGGGTTGCATTTTTTGTTCACGATTTGGGATATTTAGGAAAACCAAATATGGACGGAAAGGAAGGCGAAACGCATGTTGAATTAGGAGCAAAGATAATGAGGTTTTTATTTGACACCTATCCTAACACAATAAAATTCTGTATATGGAAAATAAACTTATTTCTATATATCTATAAAATTAAGTTAGGTTTATTTATAAAATTAACCCCCAAAAGCAGACTTCCAAAATATTCTACAAAATGGTCTGACTTTTCAAAGTACCATTCTCGATATTATGCAAAGAAAGACGGCGCAAAACCCTCAAAACTTTGCTTTGCTGATAAGCTGTCTTTTTGTGTTACTCCACGTTGGTTGTACCTCCCAATGGTAAATGCAACTGGTGAAATTCACGAATACTTAAAAATGGCTAAGAAATCAGAAACGGCACACTGGAAACCAGTTGAAGGTCAAAAAGTATGGCATAAACAATTATGTGAATATATGACTAAATGGGTTGAAGAACATAAGGACGGACGTGAGGATACTTGGACAAATTCAAATCGACACGCCATTACGGATAGTGGAGTTTATAAATAGAATCATGAAAACAACCTGTGAACCAATGTTCAGCAATGGAAGCGAACACATGACGTGGACGGCTCATAATTGCGATAAATGCCTGAAACAGTCGAAATATAAAGAGAAAACCGATACTTATACCGGTTTCCGTTGCTCAATCGACCGGGACATAAATGCTCAAATTATCGGACTTCACGAAATAAGTCAAAAGAGCTTTGACTCAGTTCAAAATTCAGAATGTCCGTATATTCAGACAGAACGAAAACTCCCAAAGAAACGAAAAATCAAAAATCAGTTAGAATTAGAATTATGACAGCACTCGAATCAGCCATTAAAAAAGGGTACGACCCTCAAAAATACGACAAACTACTTGGAGTTCAATTTTTACTCACAACTATGATTGAAAACTACTGCAACGAATGCCAGGATTACCGGCTTCAATTCGGATTGGGAAACGATTTGAGAAATCAAGTTAGAAGTGTAGTAAAAAGCTCAAAAAGTCTTGTTTATCTGGTCAATCCGATAATCGGTCAAGAAGGTTGTAAAGCATTGTTTGAGGACTTTGAAGAATTAAGAGATATGATTGATAAATTTATAAATGTTTAATAATTCCGGCACAAATAAACTTTTTCGGGTAATTTATGCCGATTCAACCAAATACATGAAACAGATTTCAACAAAGCAATCTCAAAAGAACAGAGAGCTAACAAGAATAAAAAAAGAACTCTTTGAAGAACATGGAGAGTTATGCATGATTTGCAAAAGAGAAAGAAGCACGGATTTAATGCACATACTTCCAAAATCATTATGGCCGGAACATTATACTGAAAAGTGGAACTTGGCTTTAGGTTGTCGAAGTTGTCATGATTTGTTTGATTCAAGTGCAGCTTATCGAAGAAAAACAGCCTTTTATGCTCAGGTTTCAAAACACGAACCTCAAGGTGCTTATCGATATTTTCAAATGCATAATTCAGTTAAAAATGAGTTTGATTTAAATTATTTTCATAAATAATTATCAAATTGAACATTATATAATCTAAATGATTATTTTTGCATAAATAATTCAATACAATTCATAGTTAAAAATGGAAGATTCAGGTTTAAAGTCTCGTGTTCTGAAAACAGAAAATATCAACTGGAGAGAATTAAAATTCATTCAACAGCCGAATTTTAAGGACATTTCAAAGGAAGACATGCACGCAATCAAATTGAGTTTGCTCTCAAATAGTTTTGCACAACCGTTTTATGTTTGGGAGGATTCGGATAGTTCTGTGTACTGTTTAGACGGTAAACACCGAACTTTAGCATTAGAAGAGTTGATTTCGGAAGGTAAAAATGTGCCATATTCATTGCCTGCGACATTCATTCATTGCGAAAATAAAAAAGAGGCTGCCAAATTAGTAATCATATATTCTTCAATTTATGCCAAAGTAAGTCAACAGGGTTTATTTGACTTTCTGAAAGAATACGAATTGCAAATGTCGGACTTGAAAGGCGAAATAAGTCTTCCTGAATTCTCATTGCCACGGTTCGAACAGAAGTTTGATTTGTTCGGAAGTGAAGAAATGGAGACTGATGATATCACTTTAGACGAAAACGATAACGAACCTTTGATTGTCAATAAAGGAGATATATTTGAATTAAACCAACACCGGATTATTTGTGGTTCGTTTGAGTATCCTGAAGTAGTTGAACTTTTAATGAATGGAGAAAAGGCTCGAATTGTAAACACCGACCCTCCTTACAATTTAGCTGCTGATTATATCGGGAACGTTGAAAAGAAAGTACATACCAACTTTGCAATGGGACATGGAGAAATGACAGATACTGAGTTCTGTGAGTTTCTTGCTAAGATTATGAAAGTATCGTGTGATAATTCAATTGACGGTGCTATTCATTTTGTATTTATGGATTTCCGTCACAGTTGGCACATGGGTGAAGCTTCACGGAAAGTATATGGAAGCCCAGAACCTAAACAAATGGCAGTATGGGCAAAGGATATGATGGCTTTAGGTTCTTTTTATCGTGCCCAACACGAACTTTGTTTTATCTACAAATACGGAACTGAAAAGCATATTTCTAATTTGGAACTTATGGACCGTGTACGCTCTAATGTTTGGAAATATCCAAGTGCTGTGAGTGTTGCAAATCCTGACCGACACGAAATACAAAATCACCCAACACCAAAGCCGGTTGCAATGATTGCTGACTGCATTCTGGACACTACTAACGAAAGAGATATTGTTGTTGATTGGTTTTTAGGTTCAGGTACCACGCTTATAGCATGTGAAAAGACTAACCGAGTATTTCGTGGAACTGAAATAGAACCAAAATATATTCAATTAATCATTAAACGATATATTTCGTATTGCCAAAAGAACGGCAAAGAAGTTCGGTTTACGCATTTGAACGGATGTTTAACTATAAATGATTTCGACAATGGAAAGTGAAATTAAACAAAAGATTATTCAATATCTCGAAACACAAGTAAATGTCAAAACTCAATCACTAAAAGCACTTGACGTTCCGATTATAAGTGACGAAGGTAAGCGAGAAATTGAACGTGAAAGCATGATTATCAGACGTGAATTGTACGAACTCCAAAGGCATATTGAGGTAATTAAGATTTTGTAGTAATGGCAAATCATAATGGTATTAAGAGTAATAAAATCGAATTTGAGAAGCGTGTTCGTGCAGTCCAAGAGTGGATTTTGCAAGGATACGCTACTTGCGATATTATTAAACAATGTACCATAACGTGGAATGTAGGTAGCAGACAGGCTTTCAAGTATTATTCAAAAGCGTTTGACGAATTCAAAGAAGCCAATAAAAATACGATTGAAGCAAAGAAGTCATATCACATTGCTGTAAGAAAGAAGCTTTTCAGAGATTTGAAAATGAAAGAAGAGCCTATCGGTGCAAGAACAGCTCTCAGGATTATGGATAGCATGGCACGAATAGAAGGTATAACGTTGACTGGAAATAACGGAGAAGATGATATCCCTGAACTCGGAGATGATTCAACAGCAACAATGCGATTGCCGGACGGAAAGGAGATTGAGTTATGAATCGGGTTAATATCGACCTTACTCAGAATCCTAAACAAGCAGAATACTTTATCACGTCAATGGCAGCTGCTCAAGGTGCAAATGATTATAAGTATCTGAATTATGGAGGTGGTATTCGTGGAGGTAAGACGTTTGTAACGCTGGCTATTTTGGTAAGACTGGCAGAGGTATTCCCGGGCAGTCGTTGGCATATAATCCGAAAGGATATGCCAAGTCTTGAAGCAACAACGATACCGAGTTTTGAGAAGATTATCGCAGGGTCAAAGAATTGGAAGTCGTATCGGAATAAATCGAACTACCATTTCAGAAATAAGAAAGGTTCAAAGATATTTTTTAAAGCTGAAAATTTAAATAGAGATCCTTCTCTAACTTCTTTTTTAGGACTTGAAACAAACGGCATATTCTTAGAGCAAAGCGAGGAGTTAAATGTCAAGATATGGGAAAAAGCCCTCGAGCGTGTGGGTTCATGGTATATACCTAAAATGCCGAGAGGTTTAATATTTCAGACATTTAATCCATGTCAAAATTGGGTTAAAGATATGGTTTACGAACCATGGAGAAAAGGGGAATTGCCAAACGATACTTTTTTTATGAGTGCATTGCCTGGAGATAATCCATTTGTAACAAATGACCAATTTTCAGGTTGGGAGAAAATGGCAGACCGATATAAAAAGCAGTTTATTGAAGGTGATTGGACTGACTTTGACGGTGAAGAAGGTCGCTGGCTGTTTGCATTCAGCAATAAAGCCAATGTTGGAAAAGTAGCATGGAATCCAAACGAGGATACTTATTTGAGTTTTGACTTTAACCGAAACCCTATTGTTTGCTGTGTTTTTCAGCGATATGATAACAAGATATGGGGAGTTGAAAGCATTACGTTGAAAGATAAAACAATACAGGCTCTTAGTACTAAAGTCAAAGAGAAATATCCGAAAGCTTTTTTCCTTGTTACAGGGGATGCTTCAGGTTCAACGCTTACAACGGTAAGCAATTTGCATAATTTCGAGATTATAAAAAACATACTCGAATTGTCAAAGAATCAAATGAAGTACAGCGGTGCAAATCCACGACTGGAAGGCAGTAGAGTGTACGTTAATTCTATATTTGAGAATTATCCGATTATACTCGATAAAGAGAATTGCAAAGAGTTGATTTATGATTGCAATAACGTGAAAGCAACATTTGAAAATAAAATTTTAAAAGAAAGTAGAAAAAAACAAGACCAACAAGCTGACTGTTTGGACGCTTTAAGATATTTTCTACATAGATTTTGTAAGGACACTTTAAATTTTGATATATGATTAAAGCATTGGAAATTTCATTGATTATTTTGGCTATTTATGCAAGTATGCAACCGGGAATGATATTATCTGGAGTTAGGATTTTATTAGGAAAATGTATACGTGGATTTGTGTTTGAAATTTATTGGAGGGTTGAAGAACGAAAAAACAGCAACAAATTAAAAGGCGTAACTCTATTCTCTGAACAGGCAGACGAGATAAGAAATCAAATCGAGGATGATAAATACGTGTATGTCGAACGCATTTCATCATTGATTGAGAAACCACTCTATGAATGTATTACATGCATGGGCGGAATCTGGACGGTCCTACTCTATCCGATTTTATTTGGATTCGACATTGAAATTATAAAAACAATACTTCTTGTGATTGGTATAAACACACTTATTGCAGGATTAATAAGCAGACTTTATGAATAGTATTAAATTTCACTTACTTTCAATTATCCTTACAATACTGTTTTGTTGGGTTATTTTCCCATATAAATGGATTAAACTGTTTTCATTCAATATCCGGAAGGCAAATGCTATCCGACAAGCTGAACAGTTGACAGCAGATACAAACAAACAAGCTTATGTGGTTCAATATAGAATGAGTTTCAAAGTTGGGTTACGTTCTGAATTCAGACAATCGAATAGCCGAATAAGACGTGATTTGGATAAAGAAATGAAAGGATTTTTAGATTACGACTATCGGAATGGTATCATTTATAAAACAAAAGCAATGCAAAAATAACATTATGGAAACAATGCAACAAATTTTAGAATCTAATGGATTCAAGCTATTACGTCAATGCTCGTGTGGTGGAACTCACAACATGACATTTGGTAAAACTGTCAATTTAAAGAATTATGATGTGGTAATCAGACCGTCACGCAAAACGTGGGTTTTGAATACAAATAATACCCGGATTGATTCAGGTAAAGAAGATAACTTAACTCAAAAACTAACTGAAAATGAGGTTATTAAAGCTGTTTAAACGGAAGTTTCGAGATGTAAAGAGTGTATTTCCCGAACAAAAGCACATTATTGAATGGGCTTTTAATGTGGGAGGCACAGACTACTTTCAGTTTGCGGACGTGTTTTCATTACCTTATGAGAGAGGTCTTATGGCAGTGGCTGTTTACAACGAGATAGACATGCGGTGTTCACGCAACTATCTAATGAAACATACCGAAACCATATCCGACCTACTTAAACAACAGGAAATTGACATTTTCAAAATAAACACGCTGAACGAGCAAATGAAGCAACGACTTCAATTGGTTACGGACGTGGATTTGCTGTATAAAATTGCAAGCGTTGTATTCTTTGATAAGAATGAGAATCCGGCACTATATGAACCTGATTATTGCAAAAAGAAAATAGCACATTGGAAAGAACACAGAGGTGTGGCTGATTTTTTTTTACAGAAGCCTCTCATGGAGTTGATTCCCTACTTGCAGAATGTAGAAGTAGATTTGGATACGTTTTCGAGACTAAACGAGGATCTAAACGAACTTCATTTGGAACGTTTCCGTATGTTCAGCTCCAAAAAAGCATAGACGGATTTGAAAACTGGAAAGAGTTAGTTTCCGGCGGTAATGATTCAAATTTAGAGGGGTTGACATTTTATGATTTCATGTTTAAACTCAACAAGGCGATTGAACGCAATAAAAAAGAACTCGAAAAAATGCGTAAAAACAAAAAGTAATGTCCGACAACATAATTATCAAAATTACTGCTGATAGTAATCTGAAATCTGCCAATGACGACCTTCAATCGCTTCAAGACCGCGAACGTGATATTCAGAATGAAATGCGTAAATCGCAAGCCGATTATCAAAAACAACTACAAAACATACAGGCTACTGTAAAAGGTCGTGAAGCTCAAGTTGCAGCAATTGATAAGTTGAATGCAGCTCAAACCAAACAACAACGCTCGTTAGAAGATGAACAAAAGAAGATGAAAGCCACGCTTACGGATTTCACTTCTAAAATGGGAGCTGTAAACGATACAATCGCTAAAGGTGCAGTTCAAACTCCAAAGTTCACAACTCAAATGCGAGCTATGAAACAAGAATTGACCAGAATGCAAATGGAAGGAGTTGCTCCAACCGATAAAGCATTTATGGAGCTTTCTATCCGTGCCGGCGAAATGGGTAATGAAATTGACGATGCACGTTCGAGGGTAAAGGTTTTAGCGAGTGATACCAAATACTTAGATGCAACTATGGGTTTGGGAAATGGTTTAGCTGGTGGATTCGCAGTTGCTACAAGTGCAGCTGCTTTGTTGGGTGGAGAGAATGAACAATTAGCGAAAGCATTTCTTCAGGTTCAAGCGGTTATGTCAATCCTAAACGGAGTTCAGGCGGTTGCAATAGCTTTGAATAAAGATGAAGCATTTAGTGTAATGTTGAATAACACACTAGAAAAAAGCAGTATTGTAACTAAAATAAAAAGTACGGCTGCAAGCGGAATGCAAGCCGTTGCAACCAGACTGAATGCAGCTGCTGAAAATGGAAGCAAAATAGCAAAGGTAGGTTCAACAGTGGCTCAGTGGGCATTGAATAGTGCTATGCTCGCCAACCCTGTATTTTGGCTTATTGGAGGTATAGGTTTATTGGTTGGTGCATATTTGCTATTTAGTGATTCTGCCAAAGAATCAAAAAAGAGACAAGAAGATTTCAATCTGTCTTTGCAATCAATGAAAAATATAACTGAGCAAATGTCGGGTGATACTGATTTCTACAAACAAATAGCAGAAGCTCAGGGCAAATCGAAACAAGAAGTGATGAAAATTGCACGTCAAGGTGCAAAAGATGAAGTCGATATTGCTGAAAAGAAGTATGCCGAACTCATGAAGAAATATCTTGCTGCAAGTAAGTCAGAAAGAGAGAAAATGAAAGATGGACTGAAAGAAGCCGAAGGTATTCAGACCAACGCTCGTAAAAACCTGAGTAAAATAAACCAAGATGCAACAGTCTTAGACCAAGAAACAATCTACGAAGCTACTAAAGTAGTAAATCAGGGAAAAATTACTTTAATGAAAGAAGGTTATGAAAAAGAAAAGGCTCAAATTGAGCTCGATTTTAATGAAAAAATGAAATTGTATTCTGGGCAATCACAAGAAGAGTTAAACGCTCGTGCAATGCTTGAATCAGAAAGAAACAAAGCCATACTTACGTTACAGAAAAAATATATTGCTCAAGCTGCTGAAATTAAAGCAACTGATGCAAAGACAGCTGAACTGAATGACAGGGCAAATTATGAACTTAAAAAGAAAACCATTCAAGAAGAGGCTAATGCTCAAATAGCCTCTGCAAATGCTTCAACCGACACAGAATCGAAAAAGGCTTCCAATATAAAAAAGATAAGGGCTCAACTAAAAATAGACCTAAAAGCAATTGACGACCAACAGGCAAACGATAAAGCTGAAAACCTTGTATTGCAAGACAAGAATGTCGAAATGGCAATGAAACTTCAACACAATAAGGATTTGAAACTTCAAGATGACCTCAATAAACAAACACTCGAAGACCAGGCGAAAGCTGACATTCTGAAAGTAAAACAGTCAGTTGCAACAGCCGAACAAAAAGCAGATAAAATCAAAGCCATTGAACTGAAACTCTCAACTGACGTTCAGGCTATTGACAATGCAGCTAAACAACGTGAAATAGACGACACTAAATTCTTTGCAGACAAAAAGATAGCAGACGAAAAGTTCGCAAACGAAAAAATTCTTGCTGATTTCAAATCAACTGGAGATCAAAAAATAGCTGCTCAAAAACGATTGAATGAATTAGAAACTGCTTCGATTAAATTCGAAAAGGATTTTGTTCAAGCACAGTACGACCAGAATCTGATTGACAAAAAAGTATATCAGCAAAAAATGTTTGATATTGGTCAGAAGAAAAGAGACAAAGAGCTGGCAGATATTCAGAAAAAAGCAGAGATAGAAAAAGAAGTTCGTCAAGCTATATTTGACTTAGGAAGTACATTAGTTAATGGTTTGTTTGATGCAAAAAAAGAAGCTTTAGCACAGGAATCATCTGACCTTGACCAATTTTACACGACCGATATTGAGGCTGCAAAAAAGAATAAAGATTTGAAGTTGATAACCGAGAATGAAATGGCAGCTAAAAAACTCGATATCAAACGTAAAGAAGCTGCATTAAACAAAGCTCAGGCTATTTTTAATATTGCATTAAGTACGGCAGAAGCCGTTATGGCAGCAGCTAAAACACCACCTTTAATACCGTGGATAATTGCATTAGGAGCAGTTGAAGCAGCTTTAGTTATGGCAAAACCTCTCCCAAAATACGCAAAAGGCCGTAAAGGTGGACGTGGTGAATTTGCGACGGTTGGTGAACGTGGACCCGAAACAATGTGGATTCCTGAAGGTGCGAGTATCGTTCCGACACACAGACGGTTGGATAACCGAACGTTTAAAGAGTTCGGAATACCCCAACTCCATATTCCCGAACTGCCAAATGTTGATAGCCGGTTGATAGAACAAAGCATTATATCCAATCGAATGGATATTGACTACAACAGACTTGGAAAAGCCGTTGCAGATAACGTGAAGATTCCTAAATACGAACAAAAACACGTTACTGTGAATGTGGATAAGAATGGAATAATCGTAAAAGACGGAACTCAAACAACTCATTATCTGAATAAAAAATATAGCTCAAAATGGAATTAATATTTTGGATAAATGCGACTGAGATTGAAGAGCCTATGGGTTTTGACAGTTTTAAGTCAAAGATAGAACGTGGAAGTGAACATGGCATTAGTGCCGAAGTGTCGGTTGATTCATTAGAGTTCTATGGAGATGCAGCAGATATGGTTCGTAATGCTTATGCAGCGGATATTGACAGCCAATTGATCTTCAAAGTAGAACTGAAATGTGCTGATTCTGACGAATACTCAGAAATATACCGGGGGCTTATTGATCTATCTACCTATGAGGAGTTGATTGCTGAATATTGTTCGGTAAGTTGCAAAGTGGGTGAAATTGGGGTTCGGACTACGTTTAATAACAGGGCTGAAACGGTTCTTAATTTGCATAATGGGGTAATGACTGATTTGGACGGTGTGGATTTGGTGAGTAGGGAGATATCAAGAGAAGTGGTGATTCCAAGTAAAGCGATATTATTTTCAATCAATACTATAGTTACTGATAATGAGAAAAGCGTATTTAATGGCGCAAATACAAGCGATGTAATAGTGTATAAAGTTCCTATGGGAAATCAAAACATATCTGAAATAAAAACCTTGCAATCAGATACACAATTAAGAATGATAGGAAACATAGCTAATGGAGTTGATTATAGAACTTTTGTTTATGGAGCTGAAGATGCCATATTTATATATGACAAACAAGATGGATTTGAGGATACTACTACCTTTAAATTGGATTATAAGATTAGCTGTAAAATATATAGAAATTTATTCTCTTCAGCTATCCTAGTACTTCATGTTGATAAAGATGGGCATTTTAAATCGTTACTTAAAAACTGGAATCCAAGTAGCTATAGTTTACCCATTCAAATTGACTTGGAAGGATCTCATGAGGTGGAAATGTCGTTAGGAGAAATGATTGTAATTTCTTTTTTTGAGACGTGGTTACAAAGCTTTGACTGGGAAATTCTTTCAAGCACATTTTTCTCAATAAAAAATTTAAACCAAATGATTGATTCAACCTGTGACCTTGCTTTAGCACATGAAACTTTATCGAGAGTATCGGAGGTAATTAGTGGAATGACTGTAAAGAGCGATTGGTATGGACGGGTTAATTCGGGAATTAATCCATTGACAAGCGGTGTAGTTGGAGGTGGAGCGTTGAAAGGATTGGTAAAGGGTTTACGATTAAGGAATGGAGATACTAATCGAATTAATCCAACAGTAATTAATACTTCATTTAAGGATTTGTTTTTGAACCTGAAAGCAATGGATAATGTGGGTTGGGGATTTAGTGAAGAAAATGGACAATTATTTATCCGTGTGGAAAATTGGAAGTGGTTCTATAAGGACGATGTGATATTGACTATTACAAACCCAAAAGAGAAAACCCGAAAGCTGAATGAAAAGAGTGTTTATTCGAGATTAAAAATAGGCTATGATAAATACGCAGCTATCGAGGATATAAATTCAGTAGATACATTTCACACAAATAGGTGTTATTCGAGTAGTCTGAAAGCGATTGACCACGAAATGAGCCAACTGTGTAAGTTTATAGCAGACCCCTATATTATTGAGTTTACCAGAAGAAAAAGTTTTGAAAAGGATACGAAAGACTGGAAGTATGACGAAAATATATTTGTATTTGCGCTTAGAGGTGCTTATGCAAACCTACCGCTATATCGTTCGTCCGGTGTTCTTACAGCCAATGCTTATTTTGACAAGATATTTGTGGGTACAAAGCTGTTTTTTGAGGGTTCTGAGTATGTAGTTACCACTTACAATGCTTCAACTCATGTAATGACTACCACTCCAACTATACGTCCCGGATATGAGGGCGGTATGAATGTATTAATGACAGAAGTATTGAATTATGGTGTTGAGGTTGGGGTTGACAATTCAGATAATACTGTTATTTCGCCTGAAACAATGATTAATTTCAGACTAAGTCCATACAGAAATGCTTGTAAGTTTACGGACATAATTATGCAGGGAAATATGTCAAAGGTATTCAAATTGACTTCGGGAACCGGTAATACAACAGCAAAAGGAAAATCTATATCGGCAACAGGTTCATTTTATTTGACAGATCCTGCGGGAAATAATGTTGTTTCTGAAAATGACAGTCTTACGATAATCAATGAACCTATTCTAAAACCCGAAACACTCGAATTTGAATATCCAATAACAATAGAGCAGTATAATTTAATCAAACAAAACCCATACGGAAAGATAGTGGTTGATGGTGAGCCTTGTTATTTGGATAAATTTGAGTATTCTTTTATGGAAGGGTCGGGAAACTTCGCTTTGATTCCGGTTGCTGAATAAATAATTATCATTTTGATTTGTTTATTATCTTTTTGAGTATATTTGCAAAAAATTACATTATGAATTCAGAATTTAGTTTTTATAATTTCGCTCAAACAATCGAATCAGGTTGTGATTATTGCGACTTATCAATTCCGGTTTGTTTCGGTAGTGATATTGCTTTTTTTACCGACCAATCAATAACCGAAGTTGCTTATTGTGCTCAATCCGGAGACTTGATAAAAGTGGCTGAAAGTGTAGTTTATGGAACGGGTAATAAATATGCCAAATTAAGTGACGATTTGACTAAGGTACTTGCTTTAGGTGATTGCTTTAGATTGAGGATAAACGGTACCTATTTTTCAAACACACTAAGATATGTTGAGTATGAAGCGGACATTGCACTACTTGAATATCGCTGCAATGAAGCTCAGTTTGGATTTGATTATGACGTTACGACTGAAAGAAATAAGGTTCGATTGCCATTGCGACTTTTCAATCCAAAGTTTCCACAAGATGAAAAGGTGTATGTTACTTCAACCGGCCAGCGGAAAGTGCAATATGCAAAGATTGATAAAGAATGGGAATTAGAAACTGAATACCTTCCGGAATCAATTCACGAAAAAATAATTGTTGCTTTAGCGCATGATACGGTTGTTATTAATGACGAGGAGGTTACTAAAAGTGCAGAATATGACATAGACTGGGCTGAATATATTAATCTTGATACAGACTGCACCGGAAAACTCGCAAAAGCAACGTGCAAGGTGCAACAAAACAGAACGCTACGAAATAGCAATTGCAAATAAAGTCCGAATGGAAATACTTTCTTTAAAGCACTCTTTCAATTCAATTGTATGCCATTTGAAATAACAGCGGATTTTATCCGTAGAGCCATTGCCGGGAAACATTATAACTACTATGAAACGGTAAATCTTGCATTCAAAATCAGACTTCATGCTGACGGTATTATACCTGAAGAACTTATCAATGTTCGCAGACCTAGCGAACCTGAAGAAATCAAAAAATACAGGAGCAAAATATATGTTCCAAAAACCCGCAATCCGATTTCTAAAGTAATTAATTCACTCGAGAAAATAAGACGGTCGAGTGATTGGAATATTCAGTATGATTCCAAAAAGGTAAAAAGTTCAATAGCAGAAGATGAACGGTTAGAGGATTATTGCGAAAAGAACTATCCTGGTTATTCGAGTGTTACGAACTGGGCTTTTTCTGAACTTATGAAGCAATACCTATTGGATGCCAATGGAATTGTAGCAGTGGTTCTTGACGAAATACCAGTTCCAAATGAATATCCAAAACCAACAGCAAAGTTCTTTGGAAGTAATCAGGTGATTGATTATGTAGAAGGTAAATATGCCGTTTTGTTGAGTTCGGATACCTCTCAATACTTCACACCAGGCGGAAAGATACAGCGAACTGAAGGTGCTATTTATTATATTATAACTGATACGCAAATAATCAAGTATGAGCAAATCAATTCTCAAAAAGATTTGAATGCAACGGTTATTTATAATCATAATTTTGGCAAAGTTCCGGCATTTAAAGTTGGAGGTATTTTTCTGAAGCGAAAAAACAACGATACGATTTTTGAAAGTCGTATTGCTTCCATGGTGCCAAGTCTTGACGAGGCTGCACGTGAGTATTCAGATTTGCAAGCTGAAATCGTTCAACATATTCATTCTGAAAAATATGCCTATACAAATTCTGAATGTCCGGATTGCCGTGGTACCGGAAAGACTGATAATTCTGAAGGTAAAAAAATAGAATGTAAGCGCTGTACAGGTTCAGGTTCTATTTTGAATACTTCACCTTATGGAATTCATTTAATCAATGCGACTTCGATTGGTGAACACCAATTGCCAAATCCTCCAATGGGATATGTTCAGAAAACAGCGGACATTGCCAAGCTTCAGGATGACAGGATAAGACAACATATTTACGATGCACTTGCAACATTGAATATGGAGTTTTTAGCAGAAACTCCACTAAGTCAAAGCGGTACCGCTAAAATGGTAGATAAAGACGAGTTGAATAACTTTGTCAATTCTATTGCAGAGGATATAGTTCGGATTTTGGATAATGTATATTTCTACATAAACGAGTACCGGTATCAGGTTGTAGTTCCAAATAAAGCTGACCGTGAAGAAATGCTTCCAAGTATCAATGTTCCGACACGTTATGACCTGATTACTTCAAGTCAGTTATTAATGGAGCTGGACACGGCTTCACGGTTTAATATGAGCCCGGTTATTAAACGTTCGTTGGAGATTGATTTTGCAAAGAAACGCTTCAATACTGAACCCGAAATAAGTTACGAAGCTGAAGCTATATTTGAACTTGACCCGTTATACGGATTAAGTGAAGATGATAAAATGACAAGGAAGTCAAATGGAGGTATTACCGAGTTGGATTATATCATTTCTTGTAATATCGTTTCGTTTATCAAAAAGGCTTCGAAAGGAGATGACAAGTTTTTTCAGAAAAGCTATGACGAAAAAATGAAAGTCATGATTCAGTATGCAGGTGAAGTTCAAAAAGCAAATAAGCTTCCAGAACCTCAACCGATTGATTTGGGCGGATTGAAACCACCTATTCCGCCTATACCTGCAGTTCCACCAACTCCACCGGTTGCTAAATGACAGATATAGAAAAAATACAATCTATAATCGATAATGCCTCAGATAAATTCTCTTCCAAATTAAGCGTAACAGAAAAAGGGCTATTAAACGAAGTGCTCACATTGACCCAACAACTCAATGTGAGCAATGGTCGTATTGCTTCCACGGTTGAAAATCTAAAGTTAGTCAATAAGATTAAAGCCAAACTCAATCAGGTAGTTTTGAATAAAGACTATTTGAAAGACGTTTCAAACCTTGTAAAGTCGTTTGATGATATCAGTTCGGCACAAATGCAATACTTTTCAAGCCTTACTGACAAGCTACCTGCAACCGATAAGTACAAACTTATGCAGAGCATGGCAATTGATAATACCATAACCTCACTTACAAAAGCAGGAATAGAATCTAACGTGACAGGGAAGTTATCGGATATGCTTTTGAAAAGTGTAACCAGTGGAGGTATGTATTCGGATTTGGTAGGTAGCATGACTGAGTTTCTGACTGAAACCGAAAAAAGCCCCGGAGCATTGACCCGATTTGCTCAAACGTATGCAAATACAACACTCAATCAATTTGCCGGACAGAATAATAAATTAATAACTGACGATTTAGGCTTGGAGTGGTTTCAGTATGTAGGGTCCAATAAAGAAACAACAAGGGAATTTTGCGAGGAGCTGTCTAAAAAAGAATATGTACATGTTAGTGAGATTCCTGAAATAGTCAAAGGACATATTGGCGGACATGCGTGTGAGATTTACGAACGTACCGGATTACCTTACGGAATGATTGACGGAACAGATCAATACAATTTTCAGGTCTATTGTGGAGGGTGGAACTGCGGGCACAAACTCAATCCTATTTCTAAAGCTGCCGTACCGCTGAACGTTCGGTCAAAATTTGAGGATATGACAATAGAACATGTTATAAAGTCTATTGAAAATGTGAATTCTGAAAAAGGCGTTATCAATACAGATAGATTTGGAGACGTTTTGATAAACAAAACAAGTATTAATAAAACCCGAAATGCAAATAATGGAAGTTATAAAAATCAAGTAGATGCACTTCATGAAATACAGAATGCTAAAAAGTATCTAAATGAATATAAAGGTGATATAAAAATAGAACCTATTAAAGACCCGAACAAAGCAAAAAGTAAAAATAATATTGCAGGATATACAACATTTACAACAAAGGACGGTAAATATGAAATTAGTTTAGAGGTGGACAAGTCTATAAAAGAAAATTACAAACTATATTACATGAAAAAGCTGGGTAACTTTTAGGTCTGTATCGACCTTGCGGTTCGATGGTCAGACAAGTCACTCAGCTTTTAGAACTGCAAATATAATACATCCAACATAAAAAGTCAAGTCTTTTTTGAATTTTCTTTCAATAATATGTAAATAATACGTTCAAGACTCACAAATTTGCCCTTTTCTTTGAATTCGGCTTGTTTTTGGATAAGTATTTCATGAATGCAATCAGGCATGTTTCTGAGCTTATAGGTTTTCATATATTTTGGGGTCAATTATTTTACTGCAAAAATAATCAAATTGAGTAAATAAATAACAAAATGAGTATTTTTGTTCGATATATTTTCACAACCATTAAAAAATTAATAAAATGAACACTGAAAAGTACATTAAAGTAACTCCAAAAGACTTAAAGGAGTCGTTTGTAGTAACAGCCGTAAATGCTGATTTTCATAAATCGCAGGGCGCAAAAGTTGAACAGGCTACTGAAGAAGAGATTCTTAGTTATTTCCCCGAAGAAAAAGCAACTGAAGCAACTAAAGAATTGGAATCAATTCCGGTTGAAGAAACGGAAGAGTACAAAGCACTTCAAAAAAGTGTTCAAATTCTTATAGAAGATCAAAAGAAGGTATTTGAATTAGAACTGGAAGCTGCAAAAGTTGAGAGAGACGAAACAGTTAAGTCTTTAACCGAAGAATTGGGAGCTTCTAAAACCGAACTTTCGACTGTAAAATTAGAACTGGAAGCTGCAAAAGTTGAGATTTTAAAACAAAAAAAATAATTATTTATGAAACTCGGTGAATTTCTCACAACACTGGCTCGTAAGAGCAACATGGAAAACGATGCAGCTTTAGTATCGATACTTTCCAATTCCGACCTCGCTAACAGAGATATTGCGGATTCATTCGCAAATGCTTTGGATACGAATCTTATGTCGCTCGAAGGTGCGAAAAACAATCCGGCTGTACTTAACCACTACAAACCAATTATTCTAAAAGCTGCTGACGATAAGTTCACCATGCTTGCTGAAAAATTTGGAATGAGTGACGAAATTTCTGCTGAAAAATCGACTTACAAGAAATTTGATATTCTTGAAAGCAAATTGGAAGCGAAGATTTCAGACCTCGAAAAGAAACAAGGTAAAGCAACGGATCCTCAAAAAGAACTTGAATTTACAAAACAGATTCAGGAATTACAGACTAAACTTGGACAACTTAACGACCAGAAGTCAACTGAGTTGAATGGTTTGAAAAGTCAACATAATTCTGAAATGACTGATATGTTGGTAAAGTTCAACTTAACAGGAAAGAAATTTGCAAACAAAGAACTTCCAATTGAAGTAAACACGACTGTAGCCAAAACACTTCTTGATGCCAAGCTGAAAGAAAGCGGTGCCATTCTTGTAAACGAAAACGGAACTTTGAAACTGAAACAAGCTGAAAATCCGACTATGGATTATGTGGATAAAGGTTATAAAGCAGTTTCTTTCGCTGATTTCACAGACCAAACCCTTGCAGCTAATAAGTTGCTCGAAGTATCCGGCGGTGGACTTCCACCAGCAACACCCGCTACACCTCAAACTATACCAGGAGGAGGCGGACAACAAGTAAACATGTCACAGTTCAATTCAGCTATTGAGGCTTCAATGAGTGACGTAAAACAATAAATAAAATGAATTTACAAGGATTTGTGCAAGCGTTGTTGATTAATATCGCAGTTCTTGCAGGGTTAGATAACCCTCAGTACAAAATTACTCCAGTTGGTTTCATGCAAATGTTGCTTGAAAATCCAACTACTGCCAAAATATCGAACGCAAAAAACATTCTGTCAGGTGCAGAGCGTGAATTGAAAGTTAGATATGCCACTCGTGGACTTGAATCGGACGTCACGGATACCGATAATTGCGACACTCCAACAAGCTTGTCGTATGAAGAAACCACTATCGGTCGACCTTTATTCTCGAAGTTAGGTATTTTCATATCCGATGACGATATGCGAAAGTATCAGGACGATGCACAAAAAACATTAGCTGAAGGAACTCCTTCCAGTCCGCTAATGGTACCGCTGTACGAAGCTATTTTAGTGAAATTGAACGGTATTATTCAGAAAATGGACGCTAATTTGTTAGCTGCTCAAACTACTAAATGGGGTAAAAATGCCGTAACCGGTGCAACCACTGCTCAAACTATTAATTTTGATAATACGCTTCACATGGATGACGGTGTTGTGAAATTAATTTCTGACTATCAATTAAATGAGGGTTACGAAACTCCTATCATTGTTGGTAACGGTGTAGTAGCCAATTATAACATTGCTCAGGGATTGAAGAAAGCAGCTGACCAGTTCGGATTTGGAGCTAATCAGACTTTCCGTTTTTACAACGATTTCCGTTCAGCTACTTCTTGGGGTGCAAATCACTTCGGTGTATTCATTCCGGGTATGGTTGGATTAGTTGACTTCAATAAAAACGTTGGAAGTTATGCAGGCGAAAAAGGAGGTTCTTTCTTCTTTACGTTACCAGTTCCGGTTCAATTGTCGAATGGTCAATTAAGTGCATTAGTTTTCGACTGTCAGTTGAAATACAACGATTGCCCGATTGTTGACGGTGAAACCACAACTCCACGTGGTTGGAATTTAATCATTTCTAAATCATACGGTCTTTACAACGCTCCAACCAACATGTTTGCAGCAACCGACCGTTTGACTGGTGTAAATGGTGCATTCCATTATGTAGGTGCATTTGGTCAGAATGTTCAGACTATCGCACCGTCTGCAACTGCTATTTTCAAAACACAGGAGCAAGTCTAATAAATGGATTGTCTTAACGGATATATAGGTGTATCGAGTAAAGAATCGACTGAAGCCGAAAGCGGTTTATATGTCGATTCTTTACCGGACATTTCTTTGAGTTCAATCGAGAAGCTTTCGGATATTGACAGTGCAGATTTTAATGAACTTTGGAAAAGCGTGGAAAAACGTGGAATTCTAAAATTCAGAACATTGTTTATCAATGAAGTAAATCGCTGTCACAGGATCAGTAAAATCAGTATTTGTGAATGTTTGATTTGCAGCAATAAAACCCTTTTAGCAACTTCAATTTGGTATCTGTTAGGTGCTGAAATCATGTTCGAAAGAGCTAATTCAAGTCGATTAAACAAATACACAACTATTGACAGAGCCAAAGCCAAAGAATTAAGAGCCGAATTCATGGATTTATTCCATTCTGAGTTATCCGTTGCCGTTGCCGGTATCAACATTCACGAAAGTGATTGTATTGAAGAGCAAGTTGGAGAGCGAAATTTAATTACCACTTATACGCCAATCATGTGATAAATGTAACCTCAAATATAGCTGAAGTAATCAATACCGTTTCTGATAAACTCAAAAACGTGGATATTAAAGCTATGACAAGGGAACAGGCTACTACTTTAATGAGTGTGATTCGGAAACGAGTACACCAACAAGGTAAAGCTTCTGACGGTTCGGGAATTGGCACTTATTCGAAAGAATATCTTGCTGTACGAAGTGGACACTTTCAGAATTCAGCCAAAGCTACTAAAGGAAAAAGTAAAGGCAAAATAAAAAATGCCGGAACTCATACCAAAGGTACAAAACAAGGTGGTAAACGAATTATGTACAATCGTGGTAGCGACCCGAAAGTAATTCTATCACTTACCAGGCAAATGGAGCAGGATATGATTCTTATTCCGATTGAAAACGGTACGGCAATTGGTTATAGCAATGAAGAGAATTACAAAAAATCTCAGTGGGCTGAAAAAACCTACAAAAAGAAAATTTTCAATGCAACTCAGGAAGAGCGAAAGTTGGTAAATGATATAGCTGAAGAATACATTCAAAAATCACTGAAATGATAACAGAAGTCGTAAAACAAATAAATGATTCATTATTACCTTCTTTCGAGGGTATTGACGTTTCTATATTTGGAATTGCTGAATCTGTTCTAATCAGAGAAGATGACAAAGAGACAGACGATCTATATATCCCTTCTATCATTAATAGTGACGGTGAATGTCATTCTGTTTTTGTGGACGATGATTATAAACTGGGAATCTATCACCGGATAATTGGAAAGAATTATACCAATCAACCTAACAAAGGATTTGGAGACAGTTCAGGTGTTCTTGTAGTGGCAGATATGCAACTTGTTTGTTGGGGTTTCTCCAACGCTGTAAAAGCAGAATCAGTTGAACAATTGATTTTCTCAAAAAGTCCTGAAAGTATGCAATTTGCAAGTTCTGATTTTGACCGTAAACGTGTTTTTTCGGGCGAAATGCAAGGAACTCCATTCTTTTTACCTCCTGAAGTTTTTCTTTTTTCAATAAAATATAAAGTCCAGTACAAAGCCAAACGGTCTTGCATGGAAATAAACGAAATTTTTAATACGTAATAAAAAATATTATGATAGTCTATAAACAATGTTCAACAGACGAAAGTGCATTAGTTCATACATGTGACCCTTGTTTAGTTACTGAACTTGGAAATGTACGTTCGTTTTGTTTAATCAAAAAAGGTACTGTTATCGCAGTTCCTTTCACACTCGAAGCATGGACGGCAGCCGTAGAGTCTGGAGATATTATTATCATACCTGATTCACGTGGTACGTTTGACGGTGGAACTCCTAAAATGGGAGCAGGATACGGAAACGAAAAAGAACGTAAATTAGGTTCTGATTATACGCTTGCAGTGAAAGACCCTGCTTATGTTGAAAATGTGGAATTTTGGCAAACAGCCGAAAAAGCAGGACCGTGGAATATCGGTTTCCGTTCTGAAACTCAACTTCACTATGTGAATTCGGACGTAACTATTACAGCCAAAGCTCCAATTGCAGAAGATATTGAATCTGAAGTAATCTGGGAGGTAGAAGCTAAATGGTTCTCGAAAGACAAGCCAAAAGTAAGTGCATTTGCACCACTCGTTTCTCTTTTCAAATGCTTTGAAGTAACAGAGTAATCACTAAAAGTCCGGTTGTTAGTTCAGCCGGACTTTAAAACTTATTATCATGAATCATTATCAAGGCGAAAGTTTAGAATTCAGACTCGAACTAAAACCAATAGTTACAGACAATTCACAAATTGACGATTTCAGTCAACTAGCCAATGTAACACTTTACTTCTACACAGATAACCATGTGAGTAAATTCTCAATGGCTCATAAAGAAGGATACAATGACATGGAACTGACAGAAGGCAAAATACTCACTGGAGTTATTCCAAGTAACGATTCAAAACTTATGTGTGGAGCGCTAAAAGTTGATATTTTATGCGTAACTGAAGGTGAAATGTCCGAAAATATAATTGAAGCCGGAAGACTTACCGGAATAGCTATTTTGAAATCAAAGATTAAAAACGAACTAACATAATGGCTGAAATAAATTTAGTATTGACCGTTGGAACCGGTGCATCGGCAATTCAATATATAACTGCTGAAGTTTTAAATAAAACAGTAAAGGTAGAATCCCAAACCCTCACCTCCACCCAAAAAGCACAAGCCCGTGTCAATATCGGTGCAACAGAAGTAATCAATATAACCAAGTTGATTCCACCGGCAGGTTATTACAATATAGACACAGCTAGAGCGGCTGTACCTGAAATTTTGCGACAACCGGGAATTACTATTTTATATGCCGTTGGCATTGATGCCTGGGAAGCGCGAAGATATAAGGCTACGAGTTACGTTCCGGATATATGGTTAAGTCAGGGTGAATATATTAATCGAAGGGATGAATTTTGGAAATCCATTCCTATTGATTTGGAAGCTATAAACACCGCCATTTCCAGCGCAATAAACGACCTGAAAAACGGTGTAGGTGGCGCTTATGATACTCTCAAGAAAATTCAAACAGAGCTTGAACTCGATGACAGCCAGTATGCAGCTTTAATCACTACCATTTCAGGCAAAGCCGACCAATCAGCACTTGAATCCGAAATTACCAATCGTAATATCGCTATCGGTAATGCCGTGGCCAACAAAGTTGACTATGCCGAAGGTGTAGGTTACGACCCAACTGACCAAACTAGCAAAATGTTTGATGTCTATTTTGCAAAATCGGCCGGAACGGCAAACAGTGCTTATACTGACGAAAATGGTGACAATATTGTTGAAAACTATGCTAGAAAAGATGTAGTTGCAGATGATATAACCAACGCAATCAATGACCTCAAAAATGGTGTTGGTGGTGCTTATGATACCCTCAAGAAAATTCAAACCGAACTTGAATTGGATGACAGTCAGTATGCCGCGTTAGTAACTGCTATAGCAGATAAAGCTTCTAATGCTTCTTTACAGGCTTTAGCCACCCTTACTGATATGGGTATATCCGGCAAAGTTAACATAGTTGCCGGAAAAGGCTTATCAACAAACGATTTTACAAACGCACTCAAAACAGCTTATGATGCTGCTGTAACGGCGGTAGCAGGAAAAGCAAGTCAAACAGCATTGAATGCTACTAATGAAAACGTTGACGCTATTAATGAGAATATAGGGGACTTATATACAGGACTAAGTAGCAAAGCAAATCAGGAGGAAGTATCAACTTTATTTGATGGTACAGGCGGTTATGTACTTTCAGCAGTCGAAGCCACAATGACTAATACTGGCAACCCGTTAGCATCTCTTTTCAATATGGAGGGCGGGAGAGTGTCTGATTTTGCAACGTATGCCGGTAGGGCAGCTGCAGATTGGGAAGGAACTCCATTCTCAACTTTATTTGACGGTAAAGCAACGTTAGATAGCAGTATTAATGAATGGGATTTGGTGTTCTATCAAGCTGGCATTCTTAAAGACACCAACTTGACGATTGAACCTAACGTTGGTGGCGGTGGAGCTACGTTAAGAGGGTATAATGGCGCTGCACTTGATTTACTTGAGAACTATTTTGCTCTCGGTGCTACAGGTGGTGGATTAAGCTCAAGTGCTACGTGGAATACCAGTACTCCTGGCTATGATGGAAATTTAAAACTTCAACACGGATTGGCTAACGTACCAAAATTAGAGTTCACGGGTCAAGATTATGACTTAGGTGGCCCTCCTGTAAATAACGTATACTTAGGTACAGAATCGTGTAAATTCTCAATGGAGATTTATCCTTATGGGTTTGACTATCAAAACATAGCACGTTTACAAAGCCCACACATCGCAATTCAAAGTGATACGTTTAATCTTACTGACAGTTATTTAGGGTTTAGTGGTGGAGACGCGTACAACTATTTTAGTGCTGCTTTTGGTAGTGATATATCCCATACCGACGTATGGGACGATGGGGCAGTATATGGGGGTGTTATGTCTGGTAGTTACGGTATGCACGTAAACAGAAATAGCTGGGGGATAAACACATCCGCCAGCGATTGGACAGCACCTTTTGATTCCTCACAATACTCCAGTATAATGGGAAGTAATGGAAGTTTGGAAATAGTTGCAAGGGACTATGCTGGCTTAAATCTGGGTGAACAAACTATACGTTTAAACTATCAAGGCATCAGTCTACTTGGTATGGGCACATTTGATACTGATGGATATTATCAAGACTATGTAGATGCAACTGGGGTATACATGATGACAAGTATAGGAACAATAGTTCCAATGCCAAAATCAGCTTTTATAGCGTGGTTAGCCGCTTAATAAATAATTTCAAAACGTAAAATAATTTTAAAACAAAAGTAAAATGAAAAAAGTAATTTTAAATGCAGCAGTATTGGGGTTGAATAACGAAGTAATCAACGTACCAACAGGTCGCACCATTATGGGTGAAAACAACGTTCAACGTCAGGAAACACGTCCAGTGAAATTTGGATTTGAAGTATTGAAAGCTATTATGGGCGTTCAAACCAAAACAGACGAAGAAGCAACTGCAAAATGGGCATTCGCAAAAAGCGTGAACGAAAACCTTAACGTAGAAACTCCTACCGTTATGGAATTATCTGATGAGGACTTTGCATTTGTTCAAAACGTGATGTCACGTCAACCATTAACTGTCAAAGCACGGTTTATCGAAATGGTGGCAGAACAGAATGTGTAAAAAGAGAAAGTAAAACAGCCCTGAATTAGTTCGGGGCTGTAAATGTTTAACGTGTAAAATCTATGAAACCAATGGAAGAATTTCTAAACTCACTTGTCAATTTTTTTAAACCGATATTGCTAATAATCTTGACAGGGATAACGAGCCTTTGCGCTCCAATTGGCGATGTATTAGCAGTACTTTTTTACGCTTTTCTATTCAATATTTTTGCAGGAATAGCATCCGATGCCAATGTAAACGCCAAACAATTCAGTTTAAAAAAAGCCTTTGAAGCAATTAAGCAAGCATTATTTTATTTTTTCCTTATTTGGTTCATTCATTATTCGGCTGAAAATTTAGGTTATGACGGTAACGGTCATTTAGCAATTAAGTGGGTTACTATTACGGTTGTTTATTTCTACCTAACTAATATACTTCGAAATGCTTCAGCAATTTTCCCCAACAATAAAGCCATTGCCTTTATGTATGTAGTTTTGACAACGCAGATTTTCAATAAATTACGGAATTACTTCGGATTTCAAGAAAAACAAAAAGATTATGAACGCGATTAAAACATTCTTGAATTTTATTGCTCGTTTTTTTAAAAAATCGACTGACGAAAGCTCGAAGCGACTAAACGGAACTATTGGATTTATAGCGGTAGTCATTGTTATTTGTGGCTTTGAACACCAATATATTCGTGAACTTCTTTATACCAGTGCAGCACTCTTAGGTCTTGGAATTGCAGACAGTCTAACCTCTAAAATTAAAGAAAAATGAAATCACTCATACCAATTATCAAAACCATTGCAGCCCTTTTCAATTTAGATTGGGTTGCAGTTTGCGCATTTATTTCAGTCGAAACCGGTGGACTTGGATTTGATTCCAAAACAGGGAAAATAATCATTCAGTTTGAGCCATGTTGGTTCAAGCGCAAAGCTCCGTTTGCACCCTCAGGTTTATGGAGTGTAAATAAAGTGGACGTTCAACGCAAAGAATGGGAAGCGTTTAATAATGCCTTTTCACTCAATCCTGATTCTGCTATGCAAAGTACTTCAATAGGTTTAGGTCAGATAATGGGTTTTCATTATGCCCGACTTGGTTATAAATCTGTTGGCGAAATGTGGGACGATGCCAAAAAAGGACTTGACCGTCAGATATGGCAAATATGCAAATTTATAGCTACCGACATAAAGCTGCAATCAGCACTAAAAGCGAAAGATTGGGACGCTGTGGCTTCAATCTACAACGGTTCTGGATATAAGGCTTTAGCAGCTAAATACGGACGTGAACCTTATGATATTTCAATGGAGAAAGCATTTAATAAATATGAAAATTTAGCATGATACTAAAATTAGCACTTAAATACTGGTACATCATAGCGATTACCGTATTATCAATTTTTCTTTTCATTTTTATTAGTTCCAACGCTAAACTTCAAAAAGAAGTCGAACGGCAAACCCAGAACGTAGAAGTTTTGAACTCGAATTATTTGAGTTATAAAGTAGCCTACAATACGAAGCTAAAGACAATTCACGGAAAGGATTCCATTATAAATCTAAACGTTGCCAAAGTGCAGGCATTAACCTATACCGTGAGCGACTATAAGAAGTATGAATGGCAAGATGCACAAACTATCCAATCATTGCGTACACAGCTTAAATACGCTCAGAATGCTTCAAATATCAGCACTCAAACCATAACGAATACCGTAACAGTTCTGAAAGATAGCTGCTTCAATCAAACCTCCAAATGGCAGGATATTTCCGGCTGTATAAAGTCAGGAACGATAAGCATTAAATCAGTCAATCGGGATAGTCTGTTAGCTGTTATTTCCACAAAGTCAAAGCATAATTTTCTTTTCTTCCATTGGGGCGAAAAAATAACGGATTTAAACGTTATCTCAAAAAACCCAAATACACAAATAACCGGAGTGAAATTCACGGTTATAAAACATTAAATCTTGTTTGTGCCATATATTAAGTTTTGAACCGGAACCGCTTGTGAAAGTAGTTCCGGTTATTTTTTAAGTATTGTTCCTTTTTGTCATCTTTTGTTCCCCTCTATTTTAGTAATACCTCCATATCGCTAATTACTGTTTTTCCCAACATACGAGCATAATGTTGTGTCATTCTGATAGAACTATGTCCCATTGCCCGGCTAACAGATTCAATTGGGATTCCTTTATTCAATAACCAGGTTGCATAGGTATGTCTTGCAACGTGCGAAGTTAGGTTCTTTGATATTTCAACTCCAGCCTGAAGTAATTTCAAGTAGTCGTTGTATTTCTGATTGGTCATTATTGGCAGCTTATAGGCATATTTAATGAGAATCTTTTCGGCTTCAGGCAGCAAAAGAGATATGAATGACTCGTTTGTTTTTTTTCTATTGCTTTTGATTATTTTTTTACCTTCAGATAGTAACACGCTTGAATTATCAAATCTAATCATATCGATATATGCTAATCCGGTAAAAATTTGAAAAATGAATAAATCTCTGGTATGTTCTAATTTTTCATTCAATGATTTGTATTCTAATATCTTGTTTATTTCACATTCTTCTAAATAAATAGGTTCTTTGCTTTTTTTAGGTGGCATTTTAAACATAGAATAGGGGTCTTTCTTGAGTAAATCCATATTTATAGCTTGCTTGATATACTGTCTGAAAGCGCAATGTCTTTTATTCAAAGTAGCTGAAGAGTTTATTTTTTTTCTCAAAAAACCGTCAAAGTCGGATATGTTTGTGTAAGTCAGATCTGAAAATGTTTTTATTTTTCCAAACTCTTCCAATCTCCTAATTAATATGTTATGGTGCTCGATTGTAGCCCACGTTGGGTTTCTTTTGCGGAGTTCGGATTTCATAAACTCAATGACTGAATGAATATCGGATTCATTCTTATCCCAGTTCTTAACGTCATGTATTGAAAGGCATTTATCAGACAAACAGAATGCTTCTATTTCCCTGAAAATACGAGTAGACTTTCCGTTTATAAGAATGGCATTATCGTGATTCCGGCACGTAAATCCGTTTTTATCCGAGAATTGATTTTTTAAAAGATGAATACCCGTTGAGATAAATACCTTTTTAGTGGTTTTTTGAAGCCTAACTTCAATCTGAAGTAATCCTTTTTGCGTGTTGCTTGCATGACCTTTCCTGTCAAATACAAACCTGATTTGTAGATTGTCCATTTTACTTGATTTTTAAACGATTAAAAATGTATACCGTTTTTTATACCATTCCGATTTAAAGTATAAAAAATCGGTGTAAAATGGTGTAACTAAATGTAGATAAATGTAAGCTAATACTCTCTAAAACAAAGAAAAGCCCTCATTATGAGGACTTCTCTGCGGAAGCTACGAGATTCGAACTCGTGGTACGGTTGCCCGTACGTCAGTTTAGCAAACTGGTGGTTTCAGCCACTCACCCAAACTTCCAAACTTCGCTTTAGCGGGTGCAAATATAGCAAAGAAATT